GACTATGGTAAGTTCCAAGACAAAGGGGTAAGCGGAACAGAAAAGAAATACAACACACCTTATAAGTACACTAACAAGATGCCACCTACTAAGTCTTTAGATAGTTGGGTAGTTAGAAAGGGAATTGCACCAAGAGGTAAGGGCGGTAAGTTCGCAAAACGTGAGGGTATAAAGTTTGCAATAGCAAAGGCGATTAAAAAGAGAGGTATAAGACCAAGTTTGTTTTTTACCAAACCATTCGAGGCAGCTTTTAAAAGATTACCAGACGAATTAGTAGAGGCTTACTCAATAGGCTTAGAGAAACAAATACAAGTAAACATAAACAAATGAGTAAAATAAACGTAAGAAGTCCGTACTACATAACTACTGGCACAGTAACAAACCTAACAAGCACACAGCTTGAGTTGTATATATATCAAGGAGAACAAACAAACGACAGACCAGCAACAGCCACTTATACAATAAACTCTTTTGCGGTAGAGAATGTTTGCGTTTTCGAAATAGCGGAACTTGTAAGAGATTACTTTACCAATGCGTTTGATGGCGATTATGCAACAGACATTTTTTGGGTAGATTATAGAACTACAAACACCATACAAATAACAGAGGGGTCTGCAAGTAGTTTCACACAGTTAAAAGCGTTTTATGGCTATGGCTTGTTTGATGATGGAGCAAACCCTACAAATAGCCAAGCAGTATTACAATCAAACACTAAGATAGTTAAGCTTGATGATGCACCAGCGGTTATAGCAGTAGATACATCTTTAGCGACACAAGTAACATACGAACTAAACGGAACACAAGTATATACTAAGGCAATAACCCCAAGTAGTCCACCAACTTCAACTACTCAAATAGAATACGTTACAAGCGGTATAAATGGCTCAGACGAGTTTGAGGATAGAGTTATACAAGATAACGGAACTTTTGAGGGTAGCGATTGCCTTACAGCCTTTGAGGGCGAATATACCTTATTTGACTTTGACACAATCTTAGTGGATAGTTCTACTGGCGTTACTAAGCTAACAGTAACAAGCGAAAGCGAGTGTAAGTTTACGCCTTACAAGATTACCTTTATAAACAAGTACGGAACGCTACAAGACATATGGTTTTTTAAGCGCACAAACGAAACGCTAACAACCAAAACAGAGAAGTTTAAAAAGAATATAATCAGCGGTGCAAGTTACAGCATAAGCAACCATCAAGACAAGACACTAACTAAAAACGGTAAAGAGAAACTAACGCTAAACACTGGCTACTACCCAGAGGCTTACAACGAGGTATTTAAAGAGATGCAACTAAGCGAGGATTGTTGGATAGAGATAGAATCTAAGACCTTACCGATACAAGTTACAAGTAGCTCATTTGCCTACAAGACACAACTTAATGACAAGATAATAAACTACACAATAGAGATAGAGTTTGCTTTTGACACCATAAACAACATACGCTAAATGCAGATACTTGAGTTATATTTAAGAAACGGAACTGGGTATAAGGGCGCAGCTACAAGCACATCAACAGATAACCTTGTGGACTTAAACACTAATTTTAATATAGGTGTTGAAGTGGGGTATATTGTGTTTAACGAAACGAATGGCACTTCTGCTAAAGTTACAGCAGTTACAAACGCAACAACATTGGCTTTATCTGATAACATATTTACAAGTGGAGAAAATTATATAGTCAAAAGCGACTTTGTACGATTAGACCTTTTTGAAGATGAAAGCGTAACTATAACAGACACTATAAAAAATGTAAAAGATATTGCAAAGGTGTTTACACCATTTTCTCAGCAGTTTAATGTACCAGCTTCAAAGCACAACTCTAAGCTGTTTAAGCATTACGAGGACTTCGACATATTAAATAGTTTTGATGCGAGAGTGAAGGTAGATGCTCTTATAAAGCTAAATGGTTCAGATTACAAAAAAGGCAAAGCAAGACTCCAAAGCGTAAGCCTTAAAAACAACAAGCCACACGCTTATAAATTAGTTTTCTTTGGCGATACAGTAGAGTTAAAAGATGTTTTAGGAGAAGCAGATTTAAGTTCTTTGATATTTGCAGATAGTTTAAATTTTACTTATGATTTTTCTACAGTATCAAATAAATTCCAAAATGTTTCAGATGTCTGTTTTCCTTTAATTACGCACACTAAGTTAATGCGATACAACAACAATGCTTATGTTTCTGTTTCTCCAACTGCTGGGCAAAATTTAAACTTTAGAGATATAAAACCAGCTTTAAAAGTAAGAAAAATTATAGATGCAATTTCAGCTAAATATTCAGAGTTAGAATTTACTGGGGATTTTTTAAATACAGAAGATTTTAATAATATTTATTTGTGGTTGCATAGAGAAAAAGGATTCTCAAGTAACGCAGACCCAAGTGGTTCAACTCAAACCCTACAAGGTAGGTTTTCGCGGCAAGATGACGAGGATTTCACTTTGTCTTCTGGTAATGAACAAAGACCTTTTACTATCGTAAATTATTCAGATATACAGTTTGGTTCAAACGAACAAGCTGTTTTAACCTTTGATATACAAACCACAAGTAGCGAGGAGTACACTTTAACTATTTTAGACGGCTATATTGGCACTCAAGTATTCAGTGATGTATTTACTGGTAACTCAACACCCACCGTAACACTAAACAACCCACCAGTAGGAGGGGGTTGGTTTTTAAATTCAGCAATAGATATAGTTTTAACTTGTGATAGTACATTGTCTTTTACAACTTTAAATTTCACTTTTCAAAAAAGAACAATACAGTTTAATGGTCAAGCAACACTTGGTTCTTCAAGTACATATACCTTTAATTCTACTGACATAACAAACAAATTTTACATAAATAGGCAGTTGCCAAAAATGAAAATTATAGATTTTTTGACAAACCTTTTCAAGCTGTTTAATTTAGTAGCATTCAAAAAGGATAATAAAATAAACATAATACCCTTAGATGACTTTTACAGTCAAGATGTATCTTATGACATAACAAAATATGTAGATGTATCTAAAACCACAGTTAGTAAACTCTTACAATACAGAAATATTAATTTTAATTTTAAAAGTAAAAAGAGTTTTTTAGTAGAGCAATCAGACGAGATACAAGGCAACAACTTTGCTGGAGAAACTTTTGGCGATATTACTTATGATGGTGGAGATTATAAAGTAGAGCCAGATTTTGAGAAGATGATGTACGAACGATTGACTGATGAAACTGATGGTGCGCTAACAAGTATATGTCAAGGCGCTATGTTGGATAAAGATTTCAACCCAACAATAGGTAAGCCGTTGCTTATGTATATTGTAAGCCAAACAGAAAGTCCTACTTTTGTTTTAGAAAACCCAGACGGAAGCAACGAAGATATTGGAACTTATAATAGACCGAGTCAAGTTTTTGTTTCAAGTGGTGCTGTTTTAGATGGTTCAGCATCTTTAAATTATGGTGTTGAAGCCGATGAATTTTTTAGAGAGCCAAAAGGAACTAACCTTTTAGAAAAATATTATTTAGATTACATATCAAACGTATTTAATAGGCAATCAAGAATATTAAAAACAGATGCTTATTTGCCTTTGCATATTATACTCAATTATGGACTAAATGATAAGTTTGTAATATCAAACAAAACATATAGAATTAACTCTATAAAAACAAACCTACTAACCAATAAAAGTTCTTTAGAATTATATAGTTTAACAGAAAGCGTTACTGGTTTGGCAAATGCACAAGTTTCTACTTTACCAAGATTATCTGGTTTAAATGTTACAGCTACCACAAGCACAAGCATTTCTTTAGGATGGATTCCAGCTGGTGCATTAAACACAGACAACATTACTGGATATGACGTTTACAAAGATGACACATTTGTAGAAACCTTAGGCAACGATATAAGTGGAAGAACACTTACTGGTTTAGACAGCGGAATAACTTACAAGTTAGCTATACGAACAAGATACACAATAAGCAGCCAAGTAGTTTTTTCAGAAGATAGAATAGTTTTTGCAACAACAGACTTAGCACCAACAGCATTAGCTGAGAATGGAGATACGCTTATAACAGAGGGGTCAGACACAATAATACTGGAATAATGATAAAACAAATACTTGAACTTTTAAAACACGCAAACGGAGAAACAGAAAGAATCCGTATAGCACAAGGTAAACACAAACTACCTACAACACTAAAAGAGGGATACAAAGCACTTAAACAAGAGATACAATGGCGA